TCCCCCAATTCGACTCCGCCCGTGTCGACAACTCCCGGCAAGGAGGCACCATGCCACGCACACTCGTCACAACCAGCACAGAAGATCAGGCCCCGGCACCCACGGCCGCGCCGCAGGCCGCCGAACGGCTCGCCGCGCCCGCCCGCACACGGCCCGTCTCCGCAGTCCTCGAGCTCGCCGCCCGGATCACCAGCGCGAAGATCGAAGGCGGGCAGGGCCGCGCCGCCGCCGTCATCCAGACGATCGAGACCGCGCTGTCCGACGTCACCCCCGCCGGGAACGGTGCCGGGAACGCCGACGCCGGCCTGGCCGTGCAGGCGATGGGCGAGCTCGTCGACGACACCGAGTACGAGACCCTGTACGAGTCGATCGTGACCGCCCGGCCGCTGACCGGCGCGAAGATCACGGGTTGGCGCTGGAAGGTGAAACCGATCACCGCGCCGTACACCGGCAACAAGACCGATATTCCGAGCAACCCGGCCACCCTGGAATGGGTGGAGGAGACCCCGAACCGGATCGCCGGCGGCCATGACATCGACCGGATCTACAGGGATCTGGGCAGCCCGGAGATGCTCGCCAGCTACTGGCGGATCATGGCGCTTGACGTGCTGCAGCAGTACGACTCCGCGCGGCTGTCCGCGGCGAAGACGGCCGCCGGCGCCGCGGTCAGCGCCGGTAGCACAGCCGAAGCGGTCCTCGCGGGATTGACCGCCGTCAAACGGGCCACCTACGTCCTCATCTCCCAGGACCTCGCCACCGCCGAAGGCATCAAGCCAGCCGACACCCTGCCGGCGGCGTTCGCCAGCGGGAACCTGTTCACCGGCACCGTCCCCAGTAACATCATCATCAGCCCGGACCTGACGAGCCAGGTGCTGGTGGGCCGCCGGTCAGCCGTCGACTTCTTCTCCCTGCAACCACCGGTCAGGCTCGAGGCCGTCGTCGTGGCGAAGGCGGGCATCGACACCGGCATGTACGGCTATTACGGCGACCTCGTCGCCCAGCTGTCCGGCCAGAAGCTGTACACCGTCACCACGACACCGCTGGCCGCGAATGCGTCGAAGAAGTAGATGCTGACCGTCGCCGACCTCGTCGCCGTCCTGGGGATCAACCCGGCCAGGCCGGTCGACGAGGCGTGGGCGGCCGCCGTCGTCGACGGCGTCAACGACTACGTCGACCATCTCCCGCACGTCACCCCAGGCGCGTGGGACAGACGCACGCTCACCGGGGCGTCGATGCTCGCGCAGACCGCCTACGAGGCCCGCGGCGGCGCGAACGGGGCGGCGGCCCTGGACCTCGTCGCCGCCGCTGATGCAGCCGACACGAAATGGCCGCAGTTCAGCCGTTACCTGCGCATCGGCCGGCACACGAAACCGCGGGCCGGCTGATGCCCGCCGTCGTCGGCCCCGCGCTCGGCGAGCTCGTCGATGTGATCCGCGCGGCGGGCATCTCCACCAGCACCGACCCCAGGGACATCCACCCGCCGTGCGCCCTCGTCGTGGCCCGCACGATCCGCCCGAAGACGTCAAGCCGGGTGGAGGTCGAGGCAGAGGTACTGCTGATCGCACCCGGCGTCGGCAACGGCGACGCCCTCGAGTGGCTCGACGGCGCGCTCGCCGCCGTGTGGGCGGCCCTGCCGATCCGTTGGCCCGCCGAGCTCGTCGCCACCACAGGCCCCGGCACCGGCGTGAAACTGCTCGCCTACAGCCTCACCCGCACATCGCAGATCGACCTACCACAGGAGGCACTCCATGGCCAGTGAGACACCGTTCGGCCCCGGCACCGTGACAATCGGGGAGACCGGCTCCGTATTCGCTTTTGAGTGCGAGGTCACCGGCGGATCGGTCACCCACGAGTACACCGTCGTGGAGACGAAACGGAAGCTGTGCGGCGACGTCGTGCAGGACCGGCGCACCCGCGCCGACGGCGTGAAGTTCAACCTCGAGGACGACCTCACCGCCGCCGGGCTGTACGCGCGCCTCGCCGCCCTGCCCGAATCCCCGGACCCCGAGACCATCACCTACGTCCCATCCACCGAAGTCGGGGCCGAATGGTCCGGCACCATCGTCCCGCTGCTGCCCGGCGAGATCGGCGCGGACGAGTACGGCAAACCGATCGCCTCGAGCGTCGAATGGCCCGCCGTGGGCCTGATCACCTTCACGCCCGGCACAACGCCCGCCGGGCTCGTCGCCGGCAAGAGCGGCAAGGCCCTGGTGTGAAGCTGATCCAGACCATGCGCGCCGCCCTGCCGGACGGCACGGCCCTCGAGGCGCAGATCGACGCGCGCGACTTCATGGCCTACGACGTCGCCCGCGCCCGCCGCAACTGGCCCCCAGGCTCCGAAGCCGGCTTCCTGCTCATGCAGTACCTGACCTGGAACGCGCTGCGCAGAGCCGGTGACGAACACGTCGGCGCGCACTTCGACGTCGACAACCCGCCGTTCGCCGACCTCGAGGAAATCGGGAACGGTGTGGAGCCGGACCCTACCCCGCCGGATCCTGGGCCCGGCTGATCGTGTCCCTCGCCATCGCCACCGGGATCCCCGTCCGCGAATGGGCGGCGGAGGAACCGGCCACCGTCCTGACCGCCGTGGAGCTGCTCAACAAGAGGAAATGACATGCCGTTGAAGGGGATCGAGGTCCAGGGCGCGAAAGCGCTGCGGTCGCAGCTGCGCGCCGCCGGTGTCGACCTCGCCGACCTGAGACGCGCCCACCGCAGCGTCGCCGACCTCGTCACCACAGCCTCCAGGCCGACCGCGCCCGTGGCGTCCGGGGTGCTCGCGGCATCCGTGCGGGCAGCCGGGCAGGCCGGGGCCGCGCTCGTGCGCGCCGGCAGCGCCGGCATCCCCTACGCCAACCCGATCCACTGGGGATGGCCGACCAGGCACATCCCCGCCCGCCCCTGGCTGTGGGACACCGTCGAACAGCAGTCCGACCGGATCGTCGACACCTACCAGGCCGCCGTGCAGCTCCTCCTCGACGCCATCGACACGCGGGGCCAACCATGAGCGCCGTCCTGACGATCAAGATCCTGGGCGACGCCGCCGACGGCGTGAAAGCACTGCGCACCACTGCTGACGAGGCGGAGACGTTCGGGACCAGGACCGCGGGGGCGTTCCGGGCGATGCAGGGCCCCGCCCTTGCCGCGGCCGGGGGGCTCGTCGCCGCCGGGGGCCTCGTGGTGAAGGCGGCCAGCGACCAGGAGCAGGCGCTCGGCGCGCTCAACGCCGTCTTCGGGTCCAACAGCAAAGCCATGGAGGACAACGCGAAAGCGGCCAGCGGCATCGGCCTGTCGACCGCGGACTACGCGCAGCAGGCCGCCGTCCTGGGCGCGCAGCTGGCGAACCAGGGCATCGCCCAGGACCAGCTCGCCGGCTCCACAGACAACCTCATTGGCCTCGCCGCTGACATGGCCGCCCAGTTCGGCGGCGACACATCGCAAGCCGTCGATGCCCTGTCCTCATTGATGCGCGGGGAGACAGACCCGATCGAGAAGTACGGCGTCGCCATGTCGCAGGCCGACATTTCCGCGCGCGCCGCCGCGGACGGCACCGACGAGGCCACCGCGAAGATGGCCCTGCTGACGGAGGCTCTGGCGAACACCGGCACCATCGGGGCCGCGGCGCGGGAGTCCGACACCCTCGCCTCGTCCACGCAGACCATGGCGGCGCAGATGGAGAACAGCGCCGCCGCAATCGGGCAGGTGCTGCTACCCGTGGCGGCGCAACTGATGGGCCAATTGCAGGGCGTCGCGGAATGGGTGGGGAAGAACAGTGACGTGGTGCTCGTCCTGGCCGGTGTGATCGGGGGCCTGGCGGCGGTCGTGATCACCGTCAACGCCGCCATGTCCGCGTACGCCGCAGTCTCGACCGTCGTGCAGGCCGCCACCAAGCTGTGGACGATCCTGACCCAGGGCGACACCGTCGCGAAGGTGGCCAACTGGACGATCAATGTGGCGATGACCGCCGCCGCGGTCGCATACGCCGCCGCCCAGGCCGTCGTCAGGGGGGCCACGATCGCCTGGACCGCCGTGCAGTGGTTGTTGAACGCCGCACTGTCCGCGAACCCGATCGGCTTGATCGTGCTGGCGATCGCCGCCCTGGTGGCCGGGATCGTCATCGCGTACAACAAGTGCGACGCCTTCCGCAACATCGTCGACGCCGTGTGGAACGCGATCAAGAAGGCCGTCGAATGGGTCGGCAACCTCATCGACTCGATCAAGAACATCAAGTGGCCGTCGATGCCGTCGTGGATGCCCGGCGGGAAGTCCGCGGCCGCCGGCTTCTACCTCGCGGCCCCGACCCTGCGGGCCGGCGGCACAGCCGCGGCGGCCTTGCCGGGCAGCGGGATCACGATCAACTTCAACGGCCTCGTTACCGACCCCGAAGCCACCGCCAGGCAGATCCGCGACGTCCTGCGGGGCAGCCTCGTCCGCACCGGCCAGGCAGCCAACGAGGAGCGCCGATGGTGACCGTCATCATCCACAACGCGGACCGGACCTGCGAGGCCGACCCGCCGCTCACCATCGTCACCGGACGCAGCTCCATCCGCGACGAGGGCCAGCCGCAATCCATGGACGTCCAGCTGTCCGGGCCCAACGGCGGGGCCATCGCCGTGACCGGGCAGGCCGTCGCAGTGGCCGCCGGCGGCCGCGGCCGCCACAGAGGCCGGATCACCGACCTCGAGGTCACGCATGATGCTGACGGCGCGGTGCAGACCATCACGAGCATCGGGGCCCTGGCGGCGTGGGGCCGGCAACGGATCGGCGACACCCCCTGGCCGCAGGAGTCCGTCGCCGCCCGCGCCGCCAGGATCGCCGCCCTCGTCGGGCTCCCATTGATCGTGGAAGGCGGCCGCGACCTGCTCGTCGTCCCCAGGGATGTGGACTCCAAACCCGGTATCGACGTGCTGAAAGAGCTCGCCGACTCCACCGGCGGGTGGATCTTCGACGACGGCGACGGGAACGTGCATCTGCAGGCCCTCGACGCCCGCAACATCGCCCCGAAGACGGTCACCTGGGCCCAGGAACCGCCCGGCGAGACGTGGGCCGACCTCCCCGCCGGGCTCACCTGGGCCGAAGAGACCGGCCCCGGCCCCTACGCCCCCATAGACCTTGACTGCCAGGAAATCCATTGGGAGCCGAAATGGGCCCAGACCTTCGAATTCGTGAACATCGTCACCGTCGAATGGGGCCCCAAGGACGAGCAGGACAACCAGGCATTCGTGACCGTCACCGACCAGGCCAGCGTCGACGAGCTCGGCGGATCACCGGTCACCATCACCAGTTCGCTGGCGGTCGAGGCGGACGCCCTCGACCTCGCCGGGCTGATCCTGCGGCGCGCAGCATGGCCGCGCTGGCACCTGGACGCAGTCTCCGTCGCCTGGGCCGACCTCGACGCCGACCAACGGGGGCTGCTCGCGAACGCGAAACCGGGCACCCGGTGCACCGTCAGCGGGTTGCCGCAGCCCGCCCCGGGCGGCGCGACGTCGTTCCCGGGCGTCATCGAGGGATGGACCGAACGGCACCAGGCCGACGGGCAACGCGACATGATCCTGTGGCTGTCCCACCGGGAGGAATCCGTCTCCCTGCCGACCTGGGCCGACGAGCCGGCCGGGGCGACCTGGGCCCAACTGCCCACCGGGCTGCGCTGGAAGGACGACCTATGAGGCTGACCCCGAACTACAACCTGCCCGTCGCGGAACCGAACGATGAGCGGCTCGACTTCCCGCTCGAGGTCGACGGCCCGCGAACAGACCTCCTCGACACCAAACTCAAGGCGAAGCAGGACGGACCCTTCAGCAGCGCCACGGGAAGTCTCGGAGCATCCCCACCGAACGGCGGCACGTTCACGCCGGTCAACATCACGGGATTCCTGCCAGCACCCTATGCGCCATCCGCCGACTCACCATTCGTAATCGGCAACAACGGACTGCAGACAACGAAGGACTGCACCATCGACGGACTCACAGAAGTCGCATTCTCAACCGCCGCCGACGAGTTCTATGTCACCTATCCCTTGATCCCGTACGCCCTGCCCGCCGGCCGGACCCTGATCGTGCAGGTCGTAGCGCTGTTGCTCGCCAGTGGCCACCGGTTGCAGGCGCGCACCATGGGGACGAACGGCGACGTCCTGGGTCGGTTGAGCACGGTGCAGGCCACAACCGGTGTCGCCATCACCAACGTCACCGTGAGGCTCTCACTGTCCGTGATCCGCTACACCTGAGAGAACGGGAACCAAATGAGTTATCAAGACATGAGCGACACGTACCGCGGCCCGCAGCGCGGCCGCATGGAGGCCTGCGTACGCGAACAGGGCGGCATCTTCGTCGCCGACGGCCGCCCCGACATCGCGGCCCTGGGCGCCGGTGTCGTCGCCGGCAAAGCGCAGGACATCGACGCGGTGATCGGGGCGGCGTGCACCGGCCCGAACTGGGACCAGCTCGACGAGGACGCCGGACTGCTCGCCGCCGTGCAAGCGGCATGGCCGACCGTCGCCGCCGCCCTCTACCCGCAGACAGCCTGACATGTACCCCGTCCCGTCGGACACCGGCATCGACACCCCCTACGGGCAGGCCGGGAACTCGTGGGGATGCGGCTGGCACGACGGCGTCGACTTCGCCGTGCCCGTCGGGCGGGACGTCGTCGCCGTGTGGCACGGCACCGTCCTCGAGGCCGCCTACCCCACGTCGTTCGGCAGCGCGTTCGGGCGGGCCGCGGTCATCGACCACGACCACCTGCCCGACGGATCGGCCGGCGGATGGGCGATCTACGCGCACCTGTCCGAGCTGCACGTGCAGCCCGGCCAACGCGTCGCCCCGGGGCAGGTCATCGGCCGCTCCGGGGACACCGGCAACGTCACCGGCCCCCATCACCACTTCGGGGTGTACATGAACCCGTATTGGTCGTCCGGCGGCGGGGTGCAGCCGCAACCCTGGTTGGACGCCGGCGGCG